TTGTTTCCTTCTTGTTCAGCTTCATATTGTAATTTCTCATCCTTGTAATGTAATCTTCGACAAATTCTTTCATTTCGACCTTGTACAGTGCTTCCAGACACGGCCACCGGTGCAGTGCTTCATACACATCCATAAAGGCGGACATATAAAGGGTGTATCGTTTTCTCGCGTATATCTTTCCTATCAATTCCTTTCCTTCATCACTAAACCATCTCAAATTGCTATCGTTTATGATTCCTCTTAGGTTCCTTTGATATACTTCTGGAACATTACGAATTGGCTTCCTCGATTTCCAGTGATACAGCGGATTATTTACGCTCTTTGACGACCAACAGGAAGGATTCTCCTGCCACCCGTACGTATAGCCATGATATGTCCATCTCGGCACGTTCTCATACCAATATTGACGTCTTCCTTTTTCCACTGCTCCGCGAAGATTTTCTTCGCATTCTTTCGTAGCAATTCCCTCTCCGGAAAAATGATATATTCGTTCAATAAATCGTACCATCACACCGTTATTTATCTTTTGCGCATAGATAAACTTCCTTGAGTCCCGTTTGACTATCATCTTTTTTGTTTTAGCTGTCGCTTTCTTGTGACACGCCGGGCATGTGTACCTCCCATTGATACGCAGTTTTTTATACTGTGACACCGCCCCACATCCGGTACACTTTCCGTCTGTTTTGCCCGCTTCGTAAATGATATACCTCGGCATCCGTCTATCCATCCAGTCGACAAAGGCTTCGGGGAGAGGTACGGCTTGGCTATTGATCCGCTCAATTCTATCCTTTTTCCCTGCCATGATTAAGCCTCCTGATAATACTTCTTGATAATCTGATACCCCTGCATCGGTCCGCAGTAGTTACACGTTCCGCCGCCTCCCGGTATCATAACTTTGTGTTTTTTTGACTCCTCCGCCACCAGCGCGGCCGCTTTTTCGATGCGCTTTCCTTTCTTTCTGACCGCCCTCGCAAACACCTCATCATCACAATTTCCCGCCAAATAGCCGACTACATCATCCGCTAAAAAACTCCAGTTAGATGCCTCTTTCTGTTCGACTTTCAACTTTCCGATAGCTGCGGAGATTGGGTCGCACAACCACACTTCACCGGATGTGATGTCATCAGGTGTCTGCTCGAGATAAATCTCCAACATATTCTCCAGTCCGTTTTCTTTTGCGAGAGCGTGAAGGCTTTTTATATCGCCCTCTTCGTACAAACCTTGTGCCGCCATGTTAATCTCTTCGCATGAATCAAACTCTCCAAATTTTTCAAACATAGTTATCACTCCTTGTCTGTTTTTGTTAGATAGCCGCCTTTTGAAATCTGTCTCAAAAGGCACTTTCTGTATTTATGCTCCTTGTTAAAAATCACGGTTACCTTTTCCATTTGTGACGCCATAGTAAAATACTCACGCCACAACACCTCGTGTTTCTTTCCTTCCGCCGTCCCGGAATTCGCCGCGTTGACGGCGTAGGGTGAATCGCATTGGATTACTAATTGACTTGGTTCATTCATGTAGTGCACCGCTTCCACCAGTGCTCGCACCGCCAATTTTTGAAAGGACAGCTCTTTCCATGCTGACACGTGGATTTTGCGATACGCTTTTCCACTGATTACCGCCTCCAGCAATATTGCATACGTGCCGGTGCCGCATGGGATTTTTCCGTGAAATTTTGTTGTTATGTAGATATTTACTTTCACGGGCTCCCCCTCCTTCCGTCGTTTTCCACTAGGATATACCGCATGAACCCCCATCCTGTCAGTTCTGAGATACCGGCGTACACGGTACCTTTATCAATCCAGTACCCGCTTCTTACTCGTGGCTCCTGACGGAAACAGTTTCGATTTGTGATGATTCTCTTTTTGGTTTCCGGACGGCGTAGGTTTGTGCTGTGCGTCCATGCGCGACCTTTACCACCCATTCGCTTAAATTGCAGCTTGTACTTTGCAAAATATTCCGCAAGTCGTGAATACTGGCCCGTATCGTCTAATGGACGAATATCAATCCTGCCTTTTTTCCACTGTAAGCGAATCCACTCTGTGGGAACTTGATTCATCACCATGTGATGATGAAGTGCTCCTCGTTTTCCGATTTCTGTTACGAGGATATACTTAAATGCCTCGTTTTCTTTCTTCATGCGCCGGCGCAACTGACGGAGGAATCGTTCTCTGTCTGTTTTCGCTCCGTTCAAATCTTCCGGACGTTCATCCGGCGCATATGTGAGTGTCACGTGGTAGTCTCCCGGTTGAAAATTCTCATTCATCAGGATGGTTAATTCTGTGATTGTTTTCCGCAGGTTGACTTTTTCCTGCGCCTCACTTGTTTTTTTCTCTTTTTTCTCTCTTTTCTCTCCCGGCGGGTGGATGTGTGATGAATAGCAGCGCTCAATCAACACTGTCCGCCCCGCCTTTGTTGTCTTTTCAATATACGGCATCAACCGCACCTCCGTGGTTCTGAAAATAATACCTTGAGCAAGTGTGAAAAACGGCTCAAAATGTCCGTTTTCTCTTGCTTTTTTGGTGCGAAAATGGTATACTAATTATGTTAGATTTTTGTATACCATTTTCTTGAAAGTGGCCGGCTTAATTGCCGGCCGCTTTCTTTTTGTCGTTTGCCAACCGGCAGTCGACTTTCTGGCCGCAGCGGCTACACCGTTCTTGTGGTGTCACCGACCAGTATGTATGCCCGTTCGGGCACATGCATATGAAAAATGGAAACGTAATCGGTGTTCCGTCTGAGTAATCACTTTGTCTCATTAAAATCCCTCATTATCCGCAAGTGCTCCGCCATCTCCTTTAGCTTTTTACGATTATTCGCAAAGACTTTGTTCTGGTAGACTTGTACACCTTTGTTTTCTACCGTCACACAGATACAGTCTGTGTTGCCGTGATAGCATACAAACGCAGTTATATTTTTCTTGCGATTCAAACAAATCGCATTCCAAAATATCTTCCCAAGAATCACTTTCATATCTTTTACCTCCATATCTTTCTGTTGGCTGCAATAAATAGCACAAGCCATATAGTCGACGTTACAAATACGATAATCTCCTGCATTCGAAGACTATGGACCTCACGCGCTGTGATGATCCATGCCATCATTGCGGCCACTGTTATCGCCTGAATGAATTTCTCTTTTCTTTTTCGTTTCACTATGTTGTCCTCCTTTCTTTTTTGTAATGGAACGTCAGGGAGTCGAACCCCGGACTTTCCGCTTATGAGGCGGCTGTTCTCACCACTGAACTAACGTTCCTCTTTAGTCAGTACTCTATTTTCTTTCCTTGTCCAGAAGCCAGTAAAACTTCCGGCGGTATTTGTAGTATGTGTTCCTGTCGCATGGGATGTCGAACATACTTCTCAGCGTCGTATACGTCATGTCCTTCCATATGACACCGGCGCGGATGTACTCCGCCAGCCCCTCCTCTGCCATCAGGCAAATGATGTCGATTTCATCCATCTTTCTCCGGAGGCGTTCCAGTTCCTCCGGAGATTTTTTCCCGGCTAAATATTCCTTTTCCCATTCCGGGTATTGTAATGTGTAGTAGTACAGCTCCCGGAAACGAAATTCGCTTATCCCGTACTGCTTTGGAAGTTTTTTTCGTGGCACGCTACCCCTTCCTTTCTTCGCTGACAAACATCTTTTCAAGCATCCCCTCTTTGAATCCTTTTAATGTTTCAATCTCCTTTTGTTCTGCTCTTTCTGCTTTTTCTATAGTCATCAATACCTCAATGATTTGTTTCTGTTGTTCCATCGTTGGCACGTTTATCTTTAAGAACTTAACCGCCTCGTATTTCAAATTAATTCCTGACTTGTATTTTGCTAAAAACTCCGGCATTGCGTTTTGAAGTGCAAAGTACAAATATCTTGGAAGTACATTACTCCACGGTGAAAACGCTACATATCCCGTTTTTCCCGTCTCTTCAACCTCTGCATATAAAACAGTTCCGTCATTTGCCGACAGTCTTATCAAACTCGTTCCCGGCGGAATCTTTTGACCGTCGGCAACTCTATATACTTCCGCAATCTCTCCTATTTTTTTGCAATTAATTAGCACGAATCATCAACTTCCTTTTTGTATTTGTCATCCATCCAGTTTTTGTATTTCTCTATTGCGTTTTTTAATGTTCTGTCACTTTCCTGTGTTGTTCCGGTCATTTCAAACAGCATATCAAGCAGTTTCTTTTCGCTGTCATGTATCTCTTTATCTATCCGGTGGAGGCTTTCCAATACATCAACAATGTCCGGTGCAGCTTCCGGGATAAATGTGTCTACATATCTTGGTATGTTTAGGTTGTAGTCGTTTTCCTCAACTTCCTGCATAGTCGCCACCGCAGAATATCGCTGAACGTATATTCTTTTCAGATAAACATCTAACACCTTTTTTATATGTTCCTCATTCATGACGTTCTGCTTGCCATGCTTATCAAAATACTTTGAAGCATCAACAAAGAGGAGGTCACTGCTGTCTTCCTTTAATGCCATAATACAAACCGGTATCCCCGTATTCATAAAAAGATTGTTTGGCAATCCTACAATGGTATTCATGTACCCGGCTTCGATAATGCCTCTCCGTATGGTCTGTTCTTTTCCACCTCGGAACAAAACACCATGCGGCACGATTGCCACCAGTATGCCTCCGGTTTTTAATTTGCTAAGACCGTGCATAATAAAGGCATAATCCGAGTACTGTTTTGGCGTAATTCCAAAGCAAAACCTTTTGTCGTTTTGGAAGTCGTCCACCTCTCCCCATCGCAGAGAATACGGTGGATTTGTTACAACAACGTCGTAATATGTATTACGTGGTGATTCTGCCTTGCTTATTGTGCTGAACGTCGGTCCCGGTTCCAAATTGTATATCTTGAAAATACTTCCCGATAGACAATCGCACTGCACAACCTCCGCACTCATGTTTCGTATCATTAAATTTAATAGCAATATGGGTATTGCTCTTGACGAAAACTCTTCGCAATGGAAAAACGCATCCGGATTTTCTAACCACATCTTTATCGTTAGGCTGCCAGTTCCGGCACATATATCCGCTACCGTTCCGGCCGTTCCTGCCATTTCCGACGCCAGTGCGGCCACACAGTCAGGTGTGTAGTCCTGCTTTAATTCTTTTCTGTCTCCGTGTTCTTCCTGGTAATAATTTAAAAAGAAATCCTCTTTCATGTCCGGTGAGATTTTCGTTATCTCGTTGAAACATCGCATTCGTGCTTTTTCGTCCATGAGAATCTCCATCACTCTGTCCGGCATTTCATAACTTTCCGTAATACCAAACAACTCATTGATTGTGTTCCGTTCAAGCACTTCTTTTCATCACCTCCTCATTGATAAAAGCGCAACTTTCCGCAGTTGCTTTTTGATATTGCAACACTTACGCATTGCTTTTTTTCACCTCTAATCAATTTCAAAGATTGCTTGGTGATTTGATATGCAGCCATTTCTTCAATACTTTTGTTTGGTATTCTTGGATTTGCTTTTTTTCTGGTATACTCGCACCTTGCTCTACATAATACTCAAGTATTGCGAGCATACTCATTTTGTACAAGAGCGCTTTCAGTGCCAGAAAAAAGCAAATAATTACAAGTAAAATTATCATTTTCTTAAGTTCCTCCATTCCGGAAGTTGCACCATTACTTCAAGCGAAAGCATTACACCGGCCAATGGATTCGTACTTTCAATTTTGTATCCGACTACGTTCTTCAACCTTTTTCCATCCAACCATATTTCGTTTTCACCTTTATCGTTTTGAGATAAATGTAAAATCATTTTGTTTTCTTCGCTCATCTTTCTATTACCTTTCTTGCATACCTTTCACTTCTAATCGTCTTCATTGCAGCCTTTACGGCCACACCTGCCTTTTTCGCATCTTTTTCTTGTATTACGTTATTTCTCAACAATGCATCAACGATTATGTACACCTCTCTGTTTCTTTTCATTCTTCCTGTCCTTTCTTGCTTTTCTCCGTCCTTTCCTTATAATGTAATTACAACCCCGCTACGGTTGAATACGTATAGGAAGGAGGACTTTTATGGACGACCTTACTAAGGAACAACACCATTTCATCACCTCTTTATACAAAGAGTTCTTATGTAGACAGCCCGCATTGCCATCTGATAAAGCGCGAGTCTTCTCCAATGCCTCTTTTATTCAAGAAAATATTTTTCCAGAATACAGTCTTGATAAAATTGTTTCATTGTGTTGTTCACTGAAAAATGCCGGTTATCTATCTTGTATGAACTACGACAACACTGTCTATAATGTCACCATTACCGACAAAACCATCATACATATGGAACAGCGTTTCTCTAATGGATTAAAGGATGTTGTTAGTTTTCTATCAAAACTAATCCCTTAATTTTTTTCGCGGTGTGTGGATACTCCTAATTCATACACCGTTTTTTTCATCCATAATCAATTTCACCAGCCGTATTTTTCTCTCTGGCTGCTCCGGGTTTGCCAGTTTTATAAAGTACATCAGCATTTCTTCCGGGATTACGATTTCATTCGTTTTCCTGTCATAATACATGCTGTAATCCGAATATCCTTGCCATCGGAATCCTTCATACATTTCCATTGCCTTGTTTAATTCTCTGCATCGTTTGCACTTTTTTCTTCTCGCTTTTTCAACGATATTATCAATGATTTCCAGTTCTTTTCGCGAGAGCCTCGACAAAAATGCTCTTGCTCGCATTTTGGGGTCGTCTCTCGTTATACTGTTAATGAGGGTGTTTTTTTCTTCCTCTTGATTCATTCTCAACATTTATCCTCACTCCTTTCTTGCTAAATCCTGCCGCGCTTTTAATGCGCCGGCGTTTGATAAAAGAATCGCTCTATCTTCTTTACTTAATACAAGCAAGATAGATACAAATTCTTTGATATCTTTCCGTTCCTCTGGTGTCATTACTTCTCTTTTCATCGCGCTCACCTCCTTTTTAATATGAGAATCACAGCATAGATGCTTGCCATCATTGAAATGACATCCAATGCAATTTCGATTTTTTCCATCTTCTTGCTCCTTTCTTTATTGACAACGAGTGCAAAAAAGCCTATTCTAGGAGTAGGTGGGGCTTTCGCCCCTTCCTTCTACTCCAACAGTTTTCTTAACAAGTCTAGCAGCGAGTTCAGAAACTGTACTATGGCGGTGATTAAGACTATTATGTATACGTCTTTTTTGCCGTCTTTTTTTGACTTCTTTTTACTCATGTTGTTTCTCCTTTCTTGTACTTTGTACATTTTTAATATATCACTCTGTACACTATGTGTCAAGCATATTTTTGTACAAAGTACAATTTTATATTGATTTTTCATTAGACATGGTATATACTTAGGTCAAACAGAAAGGTGGTGTGGCTTTTGAAAGAGCGACTAAAAGAGCTTAGAAAAAATCACAAATGCGGGAAAACTCAAGATATGTTTGCTAATTTTTTAGGTATATCAAAGTCAAACTTAGCGAGTTATGAAGCCGGTCGAAGGACTCCATCCGATGCAGTCATTCAACTAATTTGTGAAAAATGTGGTGTCAGCGAGGACTGGCTCCGAAACGGTGTCGGTGATATGTTCAAACAAAGAGATGGGTCCTTTAGTGAGATACTTTCCGAACTGGACGACTCTGACGATGATTTTATCAAGTCCTTTATTACTGTTTACATGGAGCTTGACGAAGATAGCAAAGAAGTATTACGTCAAATTGCTACAAAGATGTCAGAAAAATATAAGAAGCCGGACTAATCATTGCCGGCTTCTTTGTTTTCTTTGTTGAATTTAGGAATTATGTAGTGGTATATTTTGAATAAATACTCCTCGTTATTCATTTTTTGAACCATTTCTATAATTTTCTCCTTGTACCCTATATTTGTACTTGTGCTTTGTTTGTTCAAGTTCTAACTTCTCTCCCTTCTTATTCGTAAAATTCAAATAGTTCCAAAATCTCACACTCAAGAGCCTTTGATAACCGATACGCCACTTCAAGCGATGGCTGCTCCTGCCCCCTCTCTAACTGACTAATATGCGAATCCGACACTCCGGACAGTTTTTCAAGTTTTGCCAACGTGTACCCCCTTCCTGTTCGCTTGGTTTTGATATGGTTCTCGCAGCGCATCCTAGCCACCTCCACGAGTAGTATACCCACTTTGAGCGAGATTCTTTCGCTATAGTAGCACATATCTCATCCACTATGGTGGATTTTTATAAAAAATATAAATTTTGTTTACTTTTACCTAAAGCTATGATAAAATTTTGGCATAAAATACCAATAGAAAGGGAGACGGAAATGAAAAAAATAATTGCTTTGTTGGTTGCTTGCGTTCTGTTGGCTGGTTGCGGTCAGGCAGATAAGAAAATTCCAGAAGACATGAGCGAAGAGGCTTATGATACCGGGTGCAAAATGATAGAAGTTATGGATAAGTATCACGTAGGAGATATATCAAAAGAAGATTGCTATGATACGCTTAATAATTTGTGTTCGCATGTAGATTCTCTTGACCACTCTGGAGAAGAAGAACCAAAATGCGACTATAGCGGAGAAAACGCTATCTGTATATATTGCACGGCATTCACAAGCGCTCTAGTTAGTGGTGGAGATACCTTAACAGAAGAGAAAAACCTAAAAGAAACTCTTGAATTAGGAGAATAAAACACCCCCCGGTCAGTAACCGGGGGATTTTAATTATACCGTTATTTCCTCGATGTTCTTTGCTACAACAAGTCGCCCCCCTCATGGTGGCAGCGCTCAATGTAATCTCTCTCCCAGATTCATTGAGCGACACACATACATGATTATTCTATCCACTATAGTGGATTTTCAAAAAATATAATATTTTATTTACTTTTATCCGAAATCGTGCTAAGATTTTGCCATAAAATAACAATAGAAAAAGATGGAAATAAATAAAAGGAATACTTGACAAGCGTTTTGAATATGCTACAATATAGTCAATTAGCAAATGACTGGTGTCCGGTCACATAAGAGCCTTGGAGATTTATTCCTTGGCTCTTTTTGTTTACTTTTATCTAAAATCGTGATAGTATTTTGTCATAAAATACCAATAAAGAAAGCGAGGGGGGCGATTACATGGCAAGTTATTATAGTAAACGTCAAAAAAAATACATTGGGTTTCATTCCTATTTTTATTGTGGTATTGGGTTTATACTCGGGACTTTAATTCATTCGCTGTTTACATGGCGTTTTGGTGTAACACATTTCATTTTCTTTTTTATTGCGATGTTTGAGATTGTATATGCTTTGATTCAAATGCATCGGTACCGGTCATATGCCCCACTGAAAGTCAGGAAAACGGTCGGCAAAAAAAAGATACGCGGTTCTGATTTATTTACTATTGTTCTTTGTACATTGATTGCAATTCTTGCGATTTACAAATTTGGATTCTACTAAAAAAAAGCATAAGTTTATGGCAAATGTTCGCTGCCGGTTCCTTTGTATTCCAGTAATTCTGTAGAAAAACTTTGTGACGAGTGGGTTTTGAGTACGTCGGTATGAGGCACTGGTGGTTTCAGTGCCCATACCGCTACGCACTCAACAAACGGGAGTGCCCACGAGACGCAAAGCTTTTCTACGGAATTACGGAAAACAAAAAAAGTGCAAACGAACACTTGCCACAAACTTATGCTATTTTTTTGACTATTCTCCCACAAAATGATAAAATACAATTATATCTTTGTTTTGAGGAAAAAAACTATATACTTACGTCGGGAGGAGGTTACTTAAGATGAATTATGACGAGAGTATCTATAAAGAAAAAGCGAACAGGCGGGCGCGGAAAATCTGGCTTGTTTTCGCCATTTTACTATCAGCCAATTACGGCTCTGACACAGCAAACGGACTACGGACCGGTCCTTATTATTTAACCTTTTTACTTCTATGCTGGGTTCCCTTTATTATCGGACAAATTCTATTAAAAGTAAAAGGTATGTCAACCGATTGGTACAAATATGGAATTGCCGTTGGATATGGTATCTTCTATTCCTTTGTACTGATTACCAGCCCATCCAACATTGCATTTACCTACATACTGCCGGTAACCAGTCTTTTGGTTTTATACAAAAACCAGAAATTTATGATTCAATACGGCGTTGCCAATGCGTTAATCATCATAGCCAATGCAGTTGTTAAATATATGAACGGATTCAACACCGATGCCGATGTCAAAGAATTTACTTTGCAGCTTTCCTGCATTATTCTCTGCTACATCTGCTATGTAATGTCCATCCGTCATTTGAATGAATCGGACGGCTCCATGTTAAACTATGTAAAAGATGATTTGCACCGTGTTGTAACAACGGTTGAGCAGGTAAAAGACGCAAGTAATTCAATTGTTGACGGCGTTACCGTTGTCCGCGAACTTGCGGTTGAAAATAAACACGGAGCGGATGTCGTTGTACTCGGCATGAATGAGCTGACCGCAAACAATCAGACCTTGCAGGATAAAACAAATTCGTCACTCAATATGACAACGGATATCAACACG